CCCTTAATTCAAGGACCCTCACGAACCAAGCCTGTAAACAGGCCAGGAAGGAGTGGATTGGTTGCTCTTGCCATGATCAGGAACAGGAGCCTTGACTTGGAATGTCGGGGCTTAACCTGAACTTGTGAGTGGCTTAAAACGCACTATTAGTGCGTCGGCATCCACCTCTGCTTGATGCTGACGGCAGAGGGACGTCCAGATCTCTCGAGATGCTCATCGTCCTTTCCAGGGGCGATGAGACACTTCAGCAAGGCCCCGACCTCGGAACAGCCATTCTTAGGAATGACTACCCTTGGTACAAAGCCAAGCGTCAGAGCTCTCTGGTACCGGTCAGTGCCAAGCCCAATGGGCTCGAAGCTGACACTTTCACGGCCCAGAACAGCACTTGTCTCCTTCACAATGGGAAATAGTACTCCCCTCCTCCTCGAAAGGAAGAGTTCGTGAATTCGGCCATCCAGATATTGGACGGTTCTCCAGTAGCCAGCATGATAAAGCTGGTTCCGGAGGGAAACAAGCGACTGGGTCTCAGAGACCTGCCTTCGGTTGGTGGGGAACGGGTGACGAACCCGCACTGGCGTGACATCACTGCCACACCAGTAATCCCCACCGCAAGATTCACGGAAGTTTCCGCGATAAAAACTCTTGCTAGAGTTGATCTTCCACCCAAATTGGGCAAAGACCTCTCGAACCGAAGGAAGGTATTCCACGGGAACAACAAGATCATCCCCGTAGACCCGAACCAGTCCCTCAAGCTTTCGCGCGAAGGACCAAGTAAGGTCGAATTCTGCATCTATCCTCCGATGGTAGCGTCGGATGGCCACAAAGATCGCGGCCAAAAACACTACCGCTTCAACCGGAAAACAAACGGCTGAACCCATTGAAGCGAACTTGTGAATTTCACGGTTTCCCGTGTCACCCCATAGGTCCACTTCTGTACTCCTAGTAGCGTCAAGGGCCTCCCAGAGATTGGGGAGCCCAGAAAAGACGGCGCCAGCTTGGAGATATGTCACACGGTCAGACGCTTCACTGAGGTCTAGCGTAGCTAGATCCCGGTTCAACGAACCGGACCGCGCCATCTCACGATTTCTTTCCTGGCTAGAAAAACCAACCAGGTCGGTAGTCGATTCGATGGATTCCACCATGGTTGCCATGAGCCCCTGCTGCATGTACTGCAGACTTGTGGGTTCCATAACAATCACACGTGGAGTAGACATGGTCTTAGGCACTAAAGTTTGACGTGCCCTGACCACATGGGTTGACGCAGTAGCCTGCTCCTTGCCACTAATAAAACGGTAGTTTGGAACAGCCCAGTCCGCCCAAGAAAAGCGGGCTTCGAGATGGGTAGGCCAGTAGGTTAGATCAAACTTCTCGTTTCCAAGAAGCCGATCTGCCGTCTGACCCGGCCCATGTCTGGGAACGATGTCGTCTTTGCTGACTTTAAAATCAGCGCGGGCAAGCATCGGAGCTACGATCCTGTTAGATACTTCTTCCAGCTCCTTTAACAGAGCTGGGGGACTCGTCAAGTCCCACAGGAAACAAGCGTCATCAGCCTCACAAAACGCACGAACTGCGGCGATTTTCCGCCGAGGAGAAACTTCTCCCTCGATCTTCCCGAAGACAGCAGTCAACTGTCGGACGGACCGGATCGACTCGGTGCACGGATTGCTTAGCAGAGCGCCATCAGGCGCGAAGATGTTCCGAAGGAAACCCCCTAGAAATAGAGGGAGACCCCCTCCCCGCCGGCGAAAGCCGACAGAGAGGTCGGAGGTATACTCACCCTGTTCGAGGGCCTTGTCAAAGGCCTTTCCGAAGGTGGGTAAGGTAATGCGCAAAAACGCATCACCCTCATCGACGCACCGACGCGACACAGTTTCTATGTCGCGACTGGCATTGATACCGCAAAGGTCGCCCAATTCTGTTGCAAGGGCGGCCCAAAAGGATACTAGGCTTTTCATGTCTTCCCTCTCGGGTAAAGGCATTCCTAGCCATAGATCCCAAACCGTTGACGCACCGTCAGATCTCGCCACCCACAAAACGGGTGGTGTTGGTCGTCGCCTTGAGCCAATCGGCCAAGGCAGTGACCTGTAGGCCCATCTCTGCAACGCTGACCCCCGAAACGGGGACATCAACGTGCAGATACGTCGACATCGAAACCGGAATCATCCGGTCAGATGCGAAGGGGTCCACAATGATCTTTGAGTAGTCAAGGCGAACGCGGTGCTGATCCCTTCGGCCACTGTTGTGGCTGATGGACAGCGTGTACGTCCGGTCGGGGCTTCGGTACTTGCCCACGTTCAACGTGGTGCCGATACCGGGCAGCGACTGCGCGACAGCGTTAACCGTCACGACCTGAGGGTCCGGAAACATATGGACTCCTTACTATGTGAGACTGCTATAGGAATGGCAGCCATGTTTGGAAAATCCCTGTCAGAGCCTCTCTAATATATCGAAAGGATTAACAAGAACCAGAGGTCACGCTCGTGAAATACCGAGCGCAGCAAGGATTACCAACTGACGATCTGACAAATCGCCAGGGTCATTGAACCCGAAGTACGGGACTGTCACGAATCGCTTCTTAGTTTCTGAAACGACCGTGGTACTGGCAGGCGAAAACCTGTCAATCTTTCCGTCACCCGACATAAAATTGCCGGTTGCAAAAACACCAGCATAACGCTGATGATGATGCATGACGTACGAGTCTCGTAGCACCATTCCGTCTTGCAAGCTATTGCTCACCGAGGAAATAATCTCCTGAGTGTTAGTTAGCCAGTCAACGGCCCAAGACCAGGGAGCAAGCTCCCAGAGGACTTCTGGAGTCAGATGGACGCCCAACACGTAACGCGCTTTTAGCGCGGCTTCGTGCGAGGCATCGTACTGATCCTTAGTGGTAGGAAGGAAGTTCAGATAGCTTCCTGAATACCACACCCGTGATTTCGACCATTTGGCCGTTACCGCGGGCGCCAGATTTCCTGTCGAGGTACCAGTCCCCCAAAGCACTGCATTAGCAGTGCCCCCGGAGTTGGTACTAACGACGTCTAATGGGAAAGAGTACCCCACATTGATCACTTTCTGCATTGAGTTGCGTTTTGCTTCTCGCAAAATGCGATCGTGGTCACTAACCTGCTTCGACCATGCCTGGACCTCCGATAAAAGAGGGAGCCAAGCAAAGTTCACGGAAAGAACTCCACGAGCGATAGTCTGCAAAATTACTTTGCATTCCCGTCGCCAACGGAGGAAATCCCGTGGGTCTGGCAGGCCATCTGCCGCTATCTCACCTGCTGAAGTGAGTAGGTTAACAGATGGCGACAAGGGGTGGGAGCGCGCCACGGCTTCTGTGCCGAGCGCCCGCACGGTGTTATCACTATGCGGTGAACCCGATGGTAGAGACGGAGAAGTAATATAAACATACTTCCCCGCCTGATACGAGCTGAGACTACGTCCCGGCCTGTATGTTGTTAAGCTGCGTGACAGGAGTAGCGGGCCATTTCTGACCCACTCAATCATTTCTGATCCTCCGCCACGCAACCTGCCATCGAGAACGACTCCCGGAACTAGACGAGATTTCTTCGTCATAGTTCC